GGTCGCAGAATTGCTGCAATTTGGAGAAATCATAGACCTCCTTGTCTACGTTTTCAATCACAAATAGAAAATGGCTCTCCATGACAATCAATTTTAGTTAAATAGGTTTTGCACCCACAAGTTAACTAAAAATCCCGTGAATGCAAAGGCATTGTTTCGGAGCGATACCGACACGGGAGCAAAAACAAGGTTTTAAACGGCTTTAAACACGGTTTTAATGATACTGCCAAACGACATACTGATACGCGCGACCCCCGACGGGCAAACCGTCTGGGTGTCGCAGCGTATGGTATGCGAGGCATGTGGTATAGATGAGGACTATTTTGAAAAAGCCGGTCGGCCACGTTACAAATCCTCCCTATCACCCTCGTGGCGAAAGGTCGCCGATCAGACGGAGTTCTTCCTGGGCAAAAAGGAGGGCAAGGCCTGGCGGTGGGGCCGCAAGGGCGGGCAGTATTACTACGACTACGACCATATCCCGAACCGAAAACCGACCTGCTACCGGGACCTGCTGCCCTCGAAAGAGGAGCTGATCGGCGCCGTCGAGGATCAAAAGTTGGACAGCAGCCGTACCCGTCGGAATCGGATTGTCGACACACTGGATGAGAAGGTGAAGAATTACGAAAGCGTCGACGATTTCATCTATTTCTCGACTTTCACAATCGGAGACAAGGATATTTTTGACACCAGACGGGCGCGGGACTTACAACAGGCCGCTGCGTGGTGCCGGTTCCTGAAGAATGCCCCGGCCCTGATCGAAAACGGGTCTTTGGGCTTTCGAACCCTGACGGGATTATACAAGGTTTGTGCGGCCCGGATCGAGAAACTGGACCTGACGGGCTTCCGCATCAAATCCGCGGAATCGCTCCGGAAGAAGATCGCCGCCCTGCCCGACGGGGAGGCGATGCTGGCAGCCCTGGTGTCGGGCAAGTACTGCAACGACAACCGCCGGATCCTCGGCAAGTCCGAGATCGTGGACTACGCGACGGGCGAGGTGATGAAGTACGACGCGCACCAGGCGACGATCATGTCCTACTGGCTCAATCCGGGCCGCTCGCAGAAGGATTCGAAACAGACGCTCTACGGGCTCTACGCCTACGACATGGAGTGCCTGAACATTGAGCCTGTGAAGCTGTCGACCTTCACGCACTACATCAACAAATGGGATAACCGATATTTGTCCGCCGCCGAGCGTCACGGCAAGGTCTACGCCAAAAACGCGTTCCGGCCTTATGTGCCCTCCAAGCCACTCGAATACGCCAATTCGCTGTGGGTTTCCGACGGTTCGGGCGTCGTTCCGTACCGCTATCAGGACCAGTACGGCAAATGGGGAACAATGAAGATGTACACCATGCTTGTTACGGACGCTGGCAGTCGCTACATAGCGGGTTATGCAGTCAGTAGCAAGGGTCAGCACGCCGAGGACCCTCGAATGCTGCGCGACGCGATGCGCATGGCGTTGCTTGATAACGGCAAGACCGAGGTAATGGATTTCCTGTCGGACAACCACGGAGCCTATACCGGGGCCGAATCACAGGCATTTTTGTCATTGGCCTGCGCCCATCACCGCACCATTGCGCCGCACGATTCGCAAGCAAACCCCGCGGAAATGATCTTCCGACTGTTTAAGCGCCATTTCAAAAGTTACTTCAACCTCCCGGAAACCTCATGGGATGCCCGGAGCCTGGAAAGCATGGCAAATCCGGACTATCGTTATCTTATGTCTTTGCCGACCTTCAGCGAGGCGCAGGAACTGCTCGGCAACGCGATCCGTGAGTGGAACACGACGCAACTCAAATGCGGCATGACGCCGGAACAATGGTTCCGGGAGTTCAAGAATCCGGCTGCCGGGCAGTACGACGCGCGCCGTTACCGGATGGTGACGGGCGAGGTGTCGAAATGCGACATCAGCTATGCGCGTTCGATTCTCGAGGTCGAACGCCAGGGCGCCAAATATAAGTTCGACATCCCGACGGATGCGGCAACCGTGGGCCTGATTGCCCGGCATATGGGGTACGCTCCGAATCTGAAGGTAACGGTATATTGGGATGCCGAAGGGGCCGATCTTTACACGCCGGACGGGGTCTATATGTTCACCTGTGCCCCGGCTCCGCTGGCCTCGAAAACATACGCAGAAGCTACGCCCGATGGGCTGCGGGCCCTGGGGCACCACATACAGAAGGGCGAGACCTATGACGCCATCACGGAGGAGTTCGTCGATGATGTGATCCGCGCGAAGGCCATCCTGTCTCCGAATTACCTTTTCAACATCCGGGACAACGCCACCAAGGAGGATTACAACGCCATGCACGAGCAGATCAGCGCCGCCGAATATGAACGGGGCCGCGCGAAGCTGGAGGCCAAGAAACAACGCGCCCGGGAGCGGGAGCGAAAGAAGGCAGACCAGGTCCAACAGCAGGCAGTGATCGACTACCACAAAAATCACATTTCCGATTTGTCAAAATACATCAAATAACCGCCTTATGGAAAAAATCAAAAAAGACGAAATCATTACTGCCGCCAAACAGTACATGCAGCGGCACGGCATGTCGCAGAATGCCTTGGCGAGGACTTGCGGAATCAGCGCGTCGTATCTTTCCAACCTGCTGAACGGGGTCTATGAATACAAATCCGGCCCTGACAAGGTTACGGAGATCGCCGACCGCTATTTCATTGCGATCGCATCGGTGATCGGCTTCGAGATCGAGCAAACCTTTTGGAAGGTGGAGCCTACGCCGCAGTTTGTGATCGCCATCTCGGCTCTCGAACGTGCGCATCTGAACTGCACCGCACGTTTCGGCGGCGTGAAGATGATCATCGGCGAAAAAGGCTGCGGCAAGACCACGGCGATCGACCAGTACTGCAAGGCCAATCCGACCAACACGTTTCGTGTGACGATCAACGCCGAGGACGGCATCCATGACATTCTCGAGGAGATCGGTCGCTTGCTCGACATCGACATGCCAACGAAAAAAGGCGCACGTCTGCGCTTGATCGGTTCCGAGTTCCGGCGCCGTGCGCTGTGCGGGGAGCGCAACATGCTGATCCTCGACGAGGGTGAGAACACCAAACTGCCGGGTATCCGGGCCTATAAAGCCATCTATGATATGATCAAGGGATATGCGGCCTTTGCGATCGCCGGAACCGCCGATCTGCTGAAACTGCTCGACAGGCTCGAACTGCGCGGTGTCAACGGCGTGCCGCAGTTCAAAAGCCGGATGAAGGCGAACACGATTATTCTGCCGCCGATCGACCGGAAATTCGAGAACTTCATGTATAAGGTCAAGGATGAAAACCTCCGCAAAATCCTCGTCGAGCTCTGCACCGATTACCGAGAGCTCAACGACTACCTCGAGCCTGCGATCATCGCCGCGCACAAGGACGGCGTGGCGCTCACGGACGACTATTTCAGAACCATGTACGGCATAATGAAAAACAACAACAATGGGACAGCAAAACGGTATTAAAATCAGCCCGGAACTGATCGCGGAATTGCGCAGGTTTGCCGGGACAGTCGCCCAAACCGGGGCAAGCATCAACGAGATTATGAGTGTCGCGGATGCGATGCGGCAGACCTTCCTCGACAATTATTCGAAGGAGGCCCTGAAAGCGATCAAAACCATCAAATCGTAATCAGTATGCCCGAGATCATCGAACTAACCAAATCATCGGCGGCAAGTCTGGACTGTCTTTCATACATGATCGAATTGCGCCGTAAAAACATTCTCAAAGCAGAAAGTTTTCTGATGCAACACAGGGACAGCCTGTCCCCGGAGCGGATCGCGCAGATCGAGCAAGACCTGGAAGACATGCGTTCTGGCCTGCATAACATGGAGACCGACTATTGCAGTATCGCCGGGGAACCTTACACCGACAAACGTAATTCTTAATCAATATCACTATGAAAGACGAACTGAAAGACATGACCGCCGACCAACTGGAACAGCTGCTCGAGCAGAAGCGGGCCGAGGAGCGCCAGGCCGCAGACAAACGGCGCCGGGACTATGAGGAGACGCGGGCCGACTTCGTGAAGCGTATGGCAGCCGAAACCCGCAATATCACTGGCCGGGTGCGCGAGTTCTACGACCTGGTCGTGGCCGAGACCGATGCTTTCCGAAAAATCATGCAGGAGTACGGAGCCACGCGCCGGGACGACCAGCTCGGCTACTCGGTGCAGGAGGGAGACTTCCGCCTCGAGGTGAAATGCAATCGGGTAAAATGCTTTGACGAACGGGCCGACGTGGCCGCCGCCCGGCTGATCGACTTCCTGAAGGCATGGATCGGCGGACGGGAGAAAGGGGCCGACGATCCGATGTACCAGTTGGCAATGACGCTCCTGGAGCGTAACCGCAAGGGCGATCTGGACTACAAGTCCATCAGCAAGCTGTATGATCTCGAGGCGCAGTTCGGCGATCCCGAATACTCGCAAATCATGCAACTGTTCAAAGAGAGCAACGTCGTTAACGGCACCGCCATAAACTTCTACTTTCACCAGCGCGACGAGCGCGGTGTATGGCACAGAATCGAACCGTCATTTAACCGCATGTAACTATGAAACTTGGACTTTTGGAATGGATGTTTCTTATCTTTTTCGTTCTTAAATTGGTCGGTGAAATAGATTGGTCCTGGTGGTGGGTAACATGCCCGATGTGGATTATCCCTCTTATCTACCTTGTTCTTTTCGCCTGGTTCTTATGCGGAGAGATTTATAAAAAAATCAAATCCTAATTCCCGAACGGTTTTCAGCGGTGGTTCGATTCCACCGCCGTCCCGCGCTCTTCCTTTCGGCATGAGGTTCGATGCGCGCTCTGTTCGGAGGGGCGGAGCGCCCATCGAACCCTATGCGAAAGACCCGGCATAGGGGCGGGCGGCACTATTCGTGCATGGTGGACAGGCACAGTCCTACGC